GGATATATAGGAAGTTCTCCAGAAGAGCATGCTCAGATGGCTTGTGAAGAAAGTGGTGAAACTATCTATGACATTGTCTTAGATGATGTCGTTCCGGTAACCTGGGTAGAGGTATTTGACCTGTGATCGATCCACAAGAGTGGCACGAAGATGCCGAATGTGCTAAGCCTGCAAACGCTGAATATATAAATAATTTTTTTGCTAACAAGCCTTCTCAGCAGTACCAGGCCAAAAAGCTTTGCGACGTATGTCCAGTGAGAAAAGAATGCCTGCAATGGGCTCTTGAGACCAAGCAAGTCTGGGGTATTTGGGGTGGACTAGATTATCAACAAATTAGACGCACCTTGTCAGTAAACTGGGAGGGCCAAGAAATGAGGCACAAGAGGTTTCCTCTTTGCCCTTACTGCAAATCAAAAACTTCATTCTTGCGTACAGAAACAATAAGCAGGCCAAGTGGTGGTAGATGGGCTACTATGCGTGTAGTTAATTGCACTAAATGTTTATTTAGTTGGCAGAGTAGGACTAGCGCAAATGCTGTGGACGCATTTCATTTACAAGAAACTAGAAAGAAAAAGTCTTAAGACATTCTTTTCTTTATGTCAGTGCTACTAATTCCCTTTGTGTACGGCAAATAGATAAGCCCGATTCCACGCTCGTCTAGCCAATCCTGGGTAAATCCCATTTGTTTGTAGTAATCTTTTTTAGCCCAGTCTGATCCAATTACTACGTAGTCTGGCTTAACGGAGTCAATCGATATGGTTGAATCTGTACCACCTATGTTAGGTACAACTTGATGTACCCATTTGCAGGCTAGTAGAATTTCTTCGCGTTCTTCGTATGAAAGAACTGGCGGCTTTCCTTTATAGCTAGAGATAAACTCGTCTGTGTTTAGGGCAATAACGACCAGTCCGAAGTGGGAAGCACGTTCCAGAAGTCTGTAGTGTCCAGGGTGAGGAAGATCGAATGTGCCTCCGGTATAAACAATCGGTTTCATTAGAAGTCCAAATCGCTAATGTTTTTTAAGTTTGGATAAGCTTTTCCAATTGGAAAGGTAGTACCTAAAAATTTAGTATCTTTTTCAATTATTGCTTGATAGACAACTTCTACAGTGTGTTCGTTCATACCTAAGTGCTTAATATACTCTTTGAACCAAGTTTTTATTTCTAAACACTCCCTACCGCCATATGAAGTGTTATAGCTAGTTCCTGGAACGGTAGTCATCCAAAAATCCCACTGGCGGTATATTTTTTTATTGTTGTAGAGAGTCCAGGCGGCATAAACAGTGTCTAGGCAGTGGCCAGTGATCGAATTGGCGAAGTTCATGTAGCCTTTTTTGAGTATCCATCTGTAGTACTCCAAAATAAATAAAGCTAGCTCCCTAGTCAAAGCAACGTAGATACCGTTGATTTGAGTGGAAAGCCCTAGATTCTTATATTTTTTAGACATCTCTATTAGAGTGACCATGCCGTCAGAGCCATCTCTGCTCATTCTGGGAGCCATAATCCAGATGTCATCATCCAAAGACATAGTTTCTTCAACTATTCTTACAAAGTCTACGTGCCTCTCGCATATTGCGTCACCGGCATTAAAAATAAATATGTCGTGGTTTGTCTTGGCAAAATCTTCTAGCGAGTTGTAGAAGTGTCCGTAGTATCTGACTTTTTCTGCAATGACCCAGTTTTCTCGTTCTTCTGGGTCAGTTGTTACATCATAAACCAAGTAATCAATTTTAGCTTTTTTCAGCTGACTGTCTATATCTATTGCATTGTAGAGAAGCTGGTCCCAGGTGACAATGTAGGTCTTACTAGTTTTCATTACTTAACTGGAATTACGCTAATAAACTCTCGTGGATCAAAGTCTCCGCCAATTGCCATTGTTAGCAATCCTGGCTTTGACTCTAGACCTGCACGGTCGCGGAACCACTCTGATCCTGGATCGGTTGTCGGGCACTGAACCCATAAACGATCACCGATGTCCATAGTGCGGAAGTTGTGGAAATGTCCAGATACCCAGACATCAGCCAGGCCTAATGCAGTTTGTCCCGCAGCCTGACCTGATAGATACTTTAAAACGTTGTTTTGATTTGCTTGGTGACCGTGAAACATTCCAACATGTGTACCACAAATATCGGTCACGAGTGTTTGGTGTCCGGAAGATGGAAAGCGGAACTCAACGTGCTGTAGCGCAGGGTTCTCTGCGCAAGCATCTTGAACTGCAGATGCAATCTCGACGTTCCAGCCATCAGCGGGATCGGCAGCAACCTGACGGGTAACTTCGTCATGGTTACCGTTAATAACGGGGACAATCATGTTCTCGGCTAGTGGAGCAAAAGCTTTAATTTGAGCCATTAGAAGACGACGTGCAACACGAACCTGTTCGGTAATCCCTAGGTCTGAGGCAGCTAGGCCCTGTAAGCGTCCACCCTGAGACACATTGCCTTCAACGTGGTCTCCGGGAAGTCCAAGAGCAATAGTTCCAAACGATAAGCCCATCTTTTGGTAGCCAGCAAACTTATTTACTGCGGCCTCTGTCAGATGTAAAATTCTGTCAATTGATTGCTGGGTTCCTTGGCCGTTGGCTTTTTTACCAATTTGTTGGTCGCTAGGAAATACTGCAAAAGCTCCGTTGCCAGTAGATTTTTTAATTCCAGTTGCTGGACGCCACTTTTTAATTTCGTCGATAAGTTTTTCAGCATCTAGCTGGTCGTAGTGGGCTCCAGTATTCGGTATTAGGTTTACTCGAACTGATTCTAAAAACTCACCATCGTAGCGTTGCCATTTTCCGCGACGCATTGACGACACTACCCACTCGTTTGGATCTAGCCCAAATTCCTGAATGACGGTGGCTGCATCTGGTATTTCTGATGAAGGTCTTGGCTGGGAAATTACAAAGCCACCTTTAGAGGTATCTACGTCCATTCGTGGACGCCAGTCTTCGGGAATGTTTAAAGACTTAATGTCTGAGCCTGATTTGCCTGGGGACGCCAGGTCTTCAAGACGTTCTGATAGTCCCATTATTTTGCCGTTCTTTTGCATGGGCAGTCGCCACGGCGGTGACGATCTACAGCGCTATTGCTAATGTCGTATCCTTCTTCACGTAAGATGCGACCAATAGTGCTGTTATTAATTCTAGTGGGATTGTGTTCTTCTACATCAAGAACGTTTTTTAGATTCTCTTTATCTTGGTCTGAAAGCTTGCTATTGACTAGCAAATTTCCAATTTTACAGAGCTTAGCTGTGGTGCCAGTGGCAGCAACAGATAACTTATCAGACAGTGACATTACTCTCCTTATGTCGTTTGTGTCTTTTAGTATAGCGAAGTTTTATTTAATTAGCTAGCTTTTTTACGAGTTCTAGTTACTTTAGTTATTGGAGGGACTACTGCAGGCTGAGCCGACCCGACGACAAAACTTTTAATTATTTCAATTTCAGTGGTTGCTTTTAGTACGTGAGTTTCAATATTGTTTACTCGATCAGCTAGAGAGCTTCCGCCATTTTCCCAAAGCTGGTGCTCAACGCGAGAAAGTCTGTCTGTTATGCTTCTTCCATCAGCGTCTGTACCTAGTACATCTCCGATGCGCTTTACAATTCGATACACGGAGTAGACTCCACCAAAAATTACGCCAAGGGCAGTAATAACTGCGGCGATTGTAAAAATAAGTTCTGTGGTCATGACCTATAATAGAATTCTCTGAGGGAAGCAATTAGGTTTGCTTTTCCCATTTTACCCTATAAGGGTCACCCTTATTTGACGGGCTGTTAGTTCGAGCCGCCAATAAGTCACTGGCAATTCTGCCATTTTTCGTGTTTAGTTTGCATTGTTGGCACTTAGGCTGTAACCTAGTGCTACCAATTGGAGAGGAATTTTATGAAACAGCTGTCGGCGGTGGCTAAATGAGCGCAGATAACGGACGTCTTTCTAGAGGCGCAATTTGGTATGCAAATCAGGGTTGGGTGCTACTTCCTGTTCACGGCATCACTGCTGATGGTCGTTGTACTTGTGGTAAGCCTCATGGCGACTCCAAGGATGTAGGAAAGCACCCTGCACTATATAACTGGAACACTGAAGCATCTTCTGACCCAGCGCAGGTCGAGATTTGGTGGCAAGAAAACCCCGAATACAATATTGGAGTTTTTTGTAAGCCATCCGGATTCTTTGCAATTGACATCGACCCACGTTCTGGTGGAGACGACTCCTTTGACATTCTGGAGTCCCGAGCAGAGGGCAATCTTCCTAAAACGGTAGAAGCTATAACTGGTGAATACAATGTAAAAGGTAAGGTTGTTCGTGGTCGACACCTCATATATAAGTGCGACCCAAACGAAAAATTCTTAGGTAACCTAACTAAAGAGGGCCTAAAGGGTATTGACATCAAGCACAACGGGTACATCCTTATTAGCCCGTCGCGTCACTTCTCTGGAACTACTTATGACTGGAAGCCAGGTCACGCCCCTTGGGAGACTGAGATTGCAGAGGCTCCGGAGGAGCTACTAGCAGTATTACGTGCAAAAAGCTTGCGTTCTTCTGGTAGCACTAGCCACTACAAAGATGGCAACTGGGATTGGGTTGGCGAGCTTGAGTTTGCTGGCGAACGTGTAGATGTTGAAAAGGTTCTTCAAGAAGGTATCGATGAAGGCCACCGAGCTGTAGAAATCTACCGACTTGCCTGCGCTTTAGCAAACAAGTTTGGTACTTCTCAGGAATCTCGACTGATGATTGAATCAATGATGATTCGCTTCAACCACGAGATGGTTCGTCCGCCGATGGAACTTGAAGGCACTAACTCACTTCTTATGCACGTTCACCGTGCCATTGATTTTGTGGCAGCTAGCCCCAAGACAGACCGCATGTGGCCTGGACTTTCTAACTGGGAACAGGGTCAATCATGGGCAGAACAGTCAACTGAAGAAACAAACTCAAACCAGGTTGGCGACTCAATCACCGCTTTGGTTGAAAGCGGTCTGTCTGTAAGCGAAGCATCCAGCAATGGAAACTTGGATATTCCAGATGATCCCGATGCTGTTAATTATGAAGACGGTGGACGCCCTGGCTATCGAACCCTAACTGATGTCGGTAACGGTCGTCGTCTTGTTGATGCTTACGGTGGTGCTATTCGATACACACCTAACCTAGGATGGTTCCACTGGGATGGCCAATATTGGAAGCCAGATGCTGAAGAAATTGAAATGCGTGAGCTTTCTAAAAAGATTTCTCCAATTATTGCCAGCGAGGTTTCAAACCATGGACCTAGCGACGATCAGAAAAAGATTGACCTAGTTAAGTGGGCTAACCAAGCCAAGTCAAACTCTCGTATCAACTCAATGATTGTTAGCGCAAACTCTGACCCTCGTGTTGTGGTCGACATCTCACTGTGGGACGGTAATCCGCAGCTGCTTGGTGTTGCAAATGGTGTGGTCGATCTAAAGACTGGTGAACTTATGCGCGGTCGTCCTGACTTGCACATCACTAAGCGTGCTCCGGTCAACTACACCCCTGGACTTCGTAACGTTCGCTGGGAGCAGTTTATTGACTTTGCTACCGGTGGAGACAAAGAGCTTCAGGATTGGATTCAGCGAGCAGTTGGTTATACGCTGACTGGTTTAAGCAACCAAGACGTTATGTTTTTGGTTTACGGTCCTGCTGGTTCTGGTAAGAACACGTTTGTTGAAACCATTTTCGAAGCACTCGGTTCGGAACAGTACGCTGGTATTTTGCCATCTAACGAACTAGCCGCAACCGGAAATAACATTAAGTCTTCCAGCGAATACTATATGGCTGCTCTTCGCGGTAAGCGAATGATCTGGGTAGATGAGTTGCCAGAGTCAGAGCGTATTAATGAAAACCAAGTTAAAGCTCTAACTGGTTCATCTACTCTCAATGGTCGTAATCCAGGCGGGGAGCCATTTAGCTTTAAGGCTCAGGGTAAGCTTTGGGTCACTACCAACCACCGTCCTATCATTAATGATGACGCTATGTGGCGTCGCTTGCGTCCAATCCCTTGGCTAAATGTTGCAGAAAACCCTGACCCAGATTTGAAGGCTTACCTAGTAGACCCTGAGGGAGGGCTTCCAGCTGTACTATCTTGGGCAGTCGAAGGTGCTATTAAGTACTTAGGTTCTTCTGCTCGTGACCCACTTGGGTGGTGTACTGCAGTACGCGAGTCTGCTGATATCTATCGCAAGAACGAAGACCGTATTGGTATCTTCTTAGACGAAGAAACTCAGGAATCGCCTGATACTGGAGTATTAGTTAAGAGCCTCTATACAATTTATCGAATGTGGTCCGAAGAACGCGGTGAGCGTCCTATGACTCAGATTGCATTCCAGCGAAAGTTAACTGACCGAGGCCTTCAAATTGTCGGTCAAGGTTCACGAGCAGAGATTAAGAATCGAATGCAAATTCCTCGTGCTGTCGCTTCTAACGAAGTTGACTGGGGAGTCGCGACACGATTCGCACGTAATTTTTAATTTATGTAGTAGAATATTTGTGTGTTATCGGGAGAGGCACACGGCAGAGAGCCAGGTTGTTTATTACTTTCTTACTGGCTCTCTGCCTACTAAAGAAAGAGATATTACGTGAAAATTTGTATTGCAACACCTATGTATGGTGGAAACGCTAAAAGTGTTTATGTTTCTTGTTTAACTGATCTGACTCAAAAGCTGGCTGCGGCTGGTCACTCTTCATATCAAATTTCAATTACAAATGAGAGCCTAATTACTAGAGCCAGAAATACTCTTGTTCATGACTTTTTGAAAACTGACGCAGACGCATTGCTATTTATAGATGGCGATCATGGGTTTAACGCTGATGATATCGTGAAAATGGTTAACTCTGGAAAAGATGTTATTGGTGCCATCTACCCAATGAAGGCAATCAACTGGGAAAATGTTCGCAAAGCAGCTCTAGCTGGTAAAGAAAATCTAGAACTTTATTCTGGATATTTTGCAATTAACTTTTTGCCTGAAGCGCAGAGCTTTAAGGGCGATGAACCGTTTAAGGTTCGCGATGTTGGTACTGGTATGTTGTTTATCCACCGACGAGCTTTTGAGCAGATTAAGCCTTTAGTAAAAATTTACAAGAACAATGCGATGCATGGCGGAATTGCAATGGGAGAAGAGATTTACGAATTCTTCCCTACAATGATTACTCCAGAGCCAGAGTCTGTTCTTTTGTCTGAAGACTACGCATTTTGCCAGATATATCGCGATAGCGGTGGCGATATCTACGCAGCTCCTTGGGTACGTATCTCTCATGCAGGTGAGTACAACTTTGCTGGAAACTTTTTAGCTACCTTGGAAATTCAGGGTCAAGCTCAAAAAGCTGAGGAAGTTTTAGCTGAAGTAGAAATAGAAAAGCCAACCAAGAAAAAGAAGTAATGAGCTACGTTACGCTTGTTCAAAAAGCAGTAGCTTACGGCGGCAAGCTGGCCCCCTTGGTAATTTCCGATGGGCTCACTTCTGGCACTGGTTTGATGAACCCGTCTGTGTTTGTAAATGACAACAACGAGATTCTTGTAAATCTACGACATGTTAACTACACGCTGTATCATTCTGAAAATGATCAAAGGTTTATTAGTCGCTGGGGTCCGCTGTCTTATTTACACCCAGAACAAGATCAGGCACTTCGCACAACTAACTACATTTGCAAGTTGGATGAAAATCTTTCTATGGTCGGCCACGGCGTAGTTGATACTTCTAAGCTGGACGTTGAGCCGTTGTGGGAGTTTACTGGTGAAGAAGATTGCCGCCTGGTTCAATGGAACGGTGACTACTACAACATTGGTGTTCGTCGCGATACAACTCCTCATGGTGAGGGCCGCATGGAGCTCAGCAAGTTGGATATCGACTGGGATACCTGGGAAATCAAAGAAGTATCTAGACTACGTATTCCTACCCCTGGCCTTAATGATTCCTACTGCGAAAAAAATTGGATGCCTATTGTTGACCAGCCTTTTCATTTTGTTAAGTGGACATCGCCTACAGAAGTTGTAAGGACTTGGCCAGACGAACCAGCACGTTGTGAGCAGGTGTCCCTTACTCCTGGACTTATTCCACCTAAAGATCAGCGTGGCAGTTCCCAGGTGTTGCGTTGGGGGAATGTATACATTGCAATCACGCACGAAGTTGATTTGTTTAAAAACTATCTTGAGCAAAAAGATGGCATCTATCGACACCGCTTAGTTGTCTGGGACGAGCAGTTTAACTTGATCGGCCTATCCCCCGAACCAATAACTTTTTTGGAGGGTCGTGTTGAGTTTGTAGCTGGTGCTGCTAAGTATGGCGACGATCTTTTGATTAGTTTTGGTTTTCAAGACAACGCTGCGTTCGTTTTGAGAACTCCTAGAGTCGTTGTTGAAGATTTAATTTTGGAGGCGTTGCGCTATGAGTTCTAATGAAATCATTGAGCAGTTGGTTGTTGACGCGTCTACAGATCCGCTAAACCCTGAAAAGAACTTTAACATTGCCCTTGAGTACGAAAAGTTGGGGCAGACTGCATCTGCTGTTGGATTCTACCTTCGAGCTGCTGAGTACGGGTATAAGACTCATCCGCTTACCGCATACTGTGCTCTTCTTAAAATTTCTATCTGCATTGAAGATCAAAAGAACCGAGATCTTACAGTCAGCAATGTCTTGTTGCAGGCAGTAGCATTTTTACCTGACCGTCCTGAAGCTTACTTCCTTTTGTCTAGATTTTATGAAAAGTCTGGTCTATGGCCGGAAAGCTATGCATATGCAGTTATGGGAACTATGTATAGTCGACAGTTTATAGACCTTCCTGCAGACGTTGGTTATTACTCGTGGTATTCGCTCAACTTTCAAATAGCTGTGGCTGCATGGTGGGTTGGACGTAAGGAAGATAGCATCGAGCTTCTAACTAGCATAGCAACCGATCACCGTGCCCCAAAGCTGTATAGAGATGCTGCAAATGAAAACTTAGATAGGTTGGTTCTAAATGTTGATGTTTGATATTGGAGCTAATCGCGGAGACGCAACTATTGCTGGCATAAATTTAGGCTACAAAGTTATCGCTCTTGAGCCAGCTCCGCGTGTGTTTGCTGAGCTAGTAAGTAATTTTATTTACAATCAAAACGTTGTACCCCTGCGCTTGGCCGTTGGGTCTGAGGACGGCGGGCGTCTAGAGTTCTATGAGTGCATCGAAGATGGGCTATCTACTCTTGAAAAATCCTGGCTGACTGACCCTGGTATGCCGTACTACGGAAAAGAATTCCGGACAATCGCTGTGAATACTTGCACGGTTGATTGGCTTGTTGAAAAATATGGTCAACCAGATCTAATCAAGATTGACGTTGAGGGAGCCGAGTGGCAAGTGCTTCGTGGTATGTCTAAGCACTCCGGAAAACTTGCACTTGAGTGGACTCAAGAGACTATGGCTGAACATAACAAACAGTTGCAGTATCTAAAATCCATTGGTTACACAAAGTTTAGATTTCAGTTTATCGAAGATCACTTACTCGAGCCGGAAGACAAGTGGCTGCCAATCAAAGACGGCGTGGACTTAGAATCTATACGCAAATCAAAAGAAGAGTGGTGGACATCAGAGGGGTGGAAACGCTCTAATCTGCGGCCAACTGCTGACGTTGGTATGCTCTGGGTTATGTAGTTCCATCTTCTAGTGCTTTGATTCTAGCTTCTAGGGCCTTGATCAAGCCATCTTGATGCTTAATAGCATCTACTAAAGCTGATGTAAGTTCTGCATAATAAACACCATCTGGTCTCTTAGTTCCGTCTGGTAGTGTCTGGTACGAGACAAATATATCTAGTCCAGTTCCAGCCATGTCTTCAGCAATAAAACCGGCGTATCTTCTAGCATTTGTATCTGAAGAAACTTCTTCTACTAATCTAAAGCTCTTAGGATTTAGTGCAAGTATTTCTTCATAAATATATGATTCGTCTTGAATATCTTGCTTATATCTTTCAGACGAAGTAGTACGAATAAGGTTACCGGAGTTGTCAAATGTTGCTCCTGTTGCGCCACCGCCAGCTAAAAGACCGCGTCCAAGTGATCCAGTAGTAGTCCTAATAGATCCATTTATTTCTAGTGCATCAGTTGATGGGTTATATTGAGCACCTGCATCCGTATAAACGGATTCCTGAGCACCAGCTACGTTATTGCTATCAACAAATACTAGATAATGGGCAGCAGCAGTTTCCCTAATAACTGTAGAGATAGTAGTTGCGCTAGTAGATGATGGTCCCTGAATACCTTGAGTGCCTTGAAGACCAGTAGTTCCTTGAGAACCTGTACCTCCTGTAGCTCCTGTAGTTCCTTGACGACCTTGAAGACCTTGCGTGCCGGTTGCTCCTTGTGTACCAGTGGTTCCCTGAGCACCAGTGTTTCCAGTTGCTCCAGTAGTGCCTTGTGTTCCCGTAGTACCTTGAATACCCGTGGATCCAGTTAGACCTTGGAGGCCAGTTGTACCCTGAGCACCAGTGTTTCCAGTTGCTCCAGTAGCACCTTGTGTTCCAAGAGATCCCTGAATACCTGTCGTACCTTGAGTTCCAGTTGTCCCCTGCAGCCCTTGAGTTCCCTGTGGTCCAGTCGTACCCTGGGCACCAGTAGCTCCCGCGGTTCCTGTGTCACCCTTAGGGCCAGAGAGTTCGATGGCTGTTATAACAGGTCCGTCTGTCTCGCCAAAGTTCATTGTTCCAGTAGCGACGGTAGACACTGTCTTTAACGAGTACGTATATGTTCCAGCTGCTGGGGCATCTATTACGGTAATGGCGTATGGTACGTTTTCCGAGCCAGCCGACATCTCGAGTTGGATGATTTTTCCAATGGCAGTAGAGTCACGGAAAAGCTGTAGTTTTACCCAAGCACCTGCTGTTGAGTTTTCTGCATCTCCCGTAACAAGTACTTGAGTTGGGTATCCGTTAGTAGTTATTGAAGTGCTAACAATGGTTACAGCATTAGCGGAGATACCGGACTGCTTTGTGCCTTGTGTCTGAGAGTAGTTCATGGCACCAGTTGAACCGCCGGTTAGGCTAGTGCCCACGCCAGCACCACCTGAGGTTATATCAACGTAATATCCGCGAGCTGTGCCGCCTTGCTCGAAGAAACGGAGCTTATTTTGATAGACGTCAATAGTGACGCCACCGGCAATTGAGGTATTGGTTACAGCATTTGCTAGGTAGATTTCTCCACCCTCATCGCCACTGCGGGTATTTACTGCAATTTTTCCGCTGCTAATTGCAAGATCAGTTCCGTCATAAGTTAGGCTAGAGCTTCCAGATGCAACGTTTGATGCGTTCTTGTAGACAATCTGGTTTGCTGCTCCCGCAACTGGGCCAGTGATACCCTGAATACCTTGAGTTCCTTGAAGTCCCTGTATGCCCTGAGATCCCGTGGCACCAGTTGCACCAGTTGCGCCTGTTGTGCCTTGAAGACCAGTTAGGCCTTGAAGACCTGTTGTACCTTGCGTACCTTGAGTTCCATTTGTTCCAGTAGCACCGGTCGCTCCAGTAGTTCCTTGGGTACCAGTGGTTCCCTGGCTACCAGTCTCGCCAGTAGTACCTTGCGTACCAGTCGTGCCTTGTGTACCGTTTGCTCCAGATGTACCAGTCGTACCCTGCGCTCCTGTTGTTCCAGTAGAGCCTTGCAAACCAGTCGTACCTTGAGTACCCTGCGCTCCTGTTGCACCAGTAGTTCCCTGAGAACCAGTTGTACCTTGAAGCCCCGTGGCTCCTGTTGTTCCCTGAGTTCCATTAGTTCCGTTGGTTCCGGAAGTACCTTGAGTTCCAGTGGCTCCCTGCGTACCAGTTAGTCCTTGAGTTCCGGTCTCACCCGTAGTACCTTGCGCTCCAGTTGTGCCCTGAAGTCCGGTAGCGCCAGTAGCTCCAGTAGCACCTGTGGTTCCTTGAGCACCTGTGTCTCCCGTCGTGCCTGTGGTTCCTTGCGCTCCGGTTGTACCTTGAGAACCTGTAGTGCCTTGCGTACCCTGAGCACCGTTGGTTCCGTTAGTGCCAGTAGCACCTTGAGTTCCCGTTGTGCCTTGAGTTCCTGTAGTACCCTGCGAGCCAGTAGTTCCTTGTGTTCCCGTAGCGCCTTGCGTTCCAGTAGTGCCCTGAGCACCCGTTTGTCCTGTAGTGCCTTGAGCACCAGTGGTACCCTGAAGACCTGTGTCTCCAGTTGCTCCAGTAGTACCCTGTGCCCCCGTAGTACCTTGTAGTCCAGTCGCACCCTGAGTTCCAGTAAATCCTTGTAGGCCGATCTGTCCTTGAGTACCAGTGGTGCCTTGAGTTCCATTGAGACCGTTAGTTCCAGAAGTACCCTGCGAACCTGTAGTTCCTTGGGCACCAGTTAGACCAGTAGAGCCTGTTGTTCCTTGGCTTCCAGTTAAACCCTGTGTTCCAGTAGTTCCCTGTGAACCTGTTGTACCCTGAGTGCCAGTTACACCCTGAGCACCCGTTTGTCCTGTAGTGCCTTGAGCACCCGTGTCACCAGTTAAACCCTGGGTTCCCTGGGTACCAGTAGCACCCGTAGTTCCGGTAGCACCTTGAGTTCCAGTGGTTCCTTGGGCACCTTCTAGACCCTGAAGTCCAGTTGTACCCTGAGAACCGGTTGTACCTTGAGCACCAGTCTGTCCAGTAGTACCCTGCGAGCCAGTAGCTCCGGTCGCACCGGTGGTTCCTTGCGAACCTGTAGTTCCTTGAGCA